TGAACAATGATTTAATAATTTTATTACTGCTTTTAATTACGATATGGTGCGGATCCGGAGGTGGCGATACGCGACACGCGGGACACCGAGTAGCCCAAAACCAAAAGGCGTTATTCCGCCCTCTCACCTCTCAGAAACCAAAGGTTTAAGTAAATTTATTAGAAATTGGAAAGGATATGTTTATGACGAATTGGCAAAGATGTGAAACGTGTGGCGAAGTGTATTCAAATCCCAAGTTTCATAAATGTAAAAAGACAGTTAGTGTTACTGGTGGAGCGTCTCATTATGTTGTTGCGGAGAAGCCTTCGCATAAACGTCTTCTCGTAATATCAATTATAGCATTGTCCTTGGCTGTACTGGCAACCGTAATCATAATGAAAGGAGGGGCTTTATGAGCGTACTGAGAAGTTTGAAAAGGCAAAAAGCGCGGGCGTTGGGTTGTCACCACAATCTGCTGACGCGAGCGTGCAAAGGCGTTCGTCTTTATGCCGAGGAGAAATCAGATGCAGAAAAACGCGAAAAACCGACAGGCGAAAAAAGCAGAAAGTAAAATTTTTCATGGCAGCAGAGAAAAAACAAAGCATCATCCCCGATATTGACCTCGAATGGGCGTGTAAAAAACTCATAAATGTAAGCCAGTCAAGGTTTTACGGCGAATTAACGTTTTTATTTGTGGACGGAAAAATAAAAAAGAGCACGCTCAAGGATGACGAGCTTCCACCCTCGATGAGAAAAAATTCTTGAGAAAAAGTTTTGTAATCCATCTTGTCGTGAAATAATTTGAATTAAACGAGTATCCGAATAACGGAACTTCTGTAGTGAGCAGAAGTTCCGTTTTTTTTAGCCTTACGAAAGGTTAAGCAATGGCAAAACGAACAAAACTGGTAAAGAACGCTCAGCAAAAACTGAGCAACAATCAGTTCCAAACTTTTACGTTCAATCTTTCTCCTTTGGTTCGCAATGACCAAATGGCGGGTAAGGACTACCTCGTTGTTCCTATGGTCATGCTTACAGAGGGTGTCCATGCAGGAAGCAATGGCCCCCTCTATTATCCTGCCGAGGAAATCGAAAAGATTCCAGCGATATGGAATCACAAGCCTTTGGTGGTCTATCATCCCAACGGCAGCGCATGCGACCCCGATGTTATTACGAATCGCGGTATCGGCCTCATAATGAATGCCAAAACGGCCAAAGAGAAAGACCCCAAAGACTCGAAAAAGAAAATTGTGAAGCTCAAGGCCGAAGCATGGATCGAGCCGGAGCGGGCAAAAGTTGTTGATAATCGCATTCTTGAAGCGATTGAAAATAAACAAGTTCTGGAAGTATCGACCGGCCTGTTCACTGACAATGAAGATGTTCAAGGCGACTGGAATGGCGAGGAGTATATCGCAATCGCCCGCAATTTCAGGCCAGACCATTTGGCGATATTACCCGATCAGAAAGGAGCCTGCTCGGTGGAGGATGGAGCGGGCTTCCTGCGTTTGAATGCGGCCAAAGGTGAATTGGAATTGAATGTAACCGATCTTCGCAAGAAAATTGAAACTCATGCAGTGGCGTTCATACCGTACCTCAATCGCTTAATCGAAAACGAATTGAGCTTTGACGATATCCGCATGTTGCTCAATACCAAACTCCGCGAAAAAGTAGAAAACGCATGGGTCAATGAGGTCTATGATTCTCATTTCATCTATTGCGATGACGCTGGCAAATACTTTAGCCAGGATTACCAACTCAAAAACGGAAAGGTCTCACTTGAGGGCCTGCCAACGGAAGTAACACGAAAGACGGTATATGAACCCGTCACAAACGAAACCAAAAATAGAAAGGGTTTAACGATGAAAGAGAAGATTGTTAATGAACTCATTTCCAATGCAGCCACCCAGTGGACCGAATCGGATCGCGACTACTTGATGGGCTTGGATGAGAAGGTTCTGGCAAAGATGTCCCCGGTTGCCAGTGCCGATCCGAACAAGGGAAAAGACGATAAGGGCACGCAGGCCGATCCCACAAAGAACGCTGCCGCAAAAGCCCCCGAAGCCGCTCCCGCAAAGCCGCAGACCGTAAACGAGTACATCGATGCCGCCCCAAAGGAAATGCAGGACGTGCTTCGCAACGGCATGACCGCATACAACGCGGAAAAGGCAAAGTTCATCGCCGCCATCACCGCGAACAAGGCCAACAAGTTCACCAAAGAGCAGCTTGAAGCCAAGCCGCTCGATGAACTGAAAAACCTTGCAGCGCTGGCGGCCAGCCATGTTCCCCCGCAAGCACCGGTTCAGCCGTTCTACGGCGGGCAGGCAGACGGAGCGGACGTAACGGCCAACGCCGAGGAAGAACCCCTCGAAGCGCCGACCATGAACTTCGGTGAAACCAAGACCGAGAAGAAAGACTAAGCAGGCCAGTGTAGGTTTGCGTCGCAATAAACCTTAACGAAACCAAATTTGAAAGGAAAATACAATGTACAGGATTCACTCCAAAGGCGAGTTCCGTCAGGAGGAAGCTGTTGCTGGTGCTGCTGGTATTAAGCCGGGCATGTTGGTGAAGCTCAATTCGGCGGGCCAAGCGATAGTTCACGCCTCACAGGGCGGACGTGCAGAAAAAGCTTTTGCCATCGAAGATGCTCTTCAGAGCAAAACGGTTGATGATGCCTATGTCAGCGGTTCGATTGTGAGCTACATTCTGCCCGGACAGGGTTCAGAAGTGAATGCTCTGATCGAAGCTGGTCAGGACATCGCCGTGGGCGATGAACTCATCAGTGCCGGCAACGGAAAGCTCAAGAAGGCAAGTGATGCCGACAGCGGCGTTACTGTGGCCGAAGTCGTGGCCATAGCGATGGAAGCAGTGAACCTCACTGCAAGCGGTGCTGTGGATACGTTAGCGGCAGTTCGCGTGAAGTAACAACAGCAGGAAACTGTTAAGAGAAACAATAATCGAAAGGAAATAAAAATGGACTTTATTCTTAACGGACATGCTTCCGGTGATGTTGCCAGCGTCTTGATGGCGAACAACTTCAACGTCAATTGCCTGCGTCCGTACATAGGCAAGGACGGCCGGACGTATATCACGGTCAATGGAAACGGTAAGTTGAAAGCAGTTCCCCTTACCAATGCCACAGCTACCCTTCGCAAGGACGAATGGAAGTTGCTTGATGATGCAGTCATCAAGGCAGCGAAACCGCGTCTGAAACTCGTAGGCGGTCTGCGGGCAGCCGGTTTGGTTTACACCATTCCGAACGGTATGGGTAAAACCGTGCTCGAAACCGAAAGCATGAGCGATATCGGCGATGCGATAATCAGCATGGACGGTCTCCGCGAGGGCAAGAATGACAGGCCGGAATTCGACCTGACCAATCTGCCTCTCCCGATCATCCACAAGGATTTCCAGCACAGCGCTCGTCAGGTTTCGACCAGTCGTAACGGCGGTTCGCCGCTTGACACAAGCTCCGCGGAGTTGGCCGCGATGAAGGTAGCCGAGGAAGCTGAAAAGCTCGCAATCGGCAGCCTGCCAAGCTACACCTTTGGCGGCGGCACGATTTACGGCCTGACCAACATGGTTGGCCGTCTCACAAAAACCATCACCGCTCCGACGGATAGCGGCTGGACTCCCGAAGTGTTCGTCGATGAAGTGCTCGATATGATCCAATTGTCCGTGAACGCCTATCACTATGGCCCATGGATGTTGTACGTCGGCACCGGCTGGTCGAAGTACATGGGTCAGGATTTCAAAGCCGCATCGGATATCACACTACGTGAACGTATCCTGAAACTCGAAGGAATTCAGGACGTTCAGACGCTCGATCATCTGACCGGCTTCCAGGTCTGCTTGGTCCAGATGACCAGCGACGTGATCCGCGAAGTTGTCGGCATGGACATCACGACCGTTCAGTGGCCGTCAAAGGGCGGTATGCAACTGAATTACAAGGTCATGGCGATTCTTGTCCCGCAACTCCGTAAGGATTTCAACGGCAAGACCGGTATCGTTCATGGCAACGTGGCAGGTTAAGCCTGCCAAACGGCAAAAGCTGGATGTTTTTACAACATTCTTTATGGAAAGGATATGAAATGCGCTTCAAGTTAATTGGTGGAAATCACCAACAGGACGGCAAGACGTATAAGACCGGCGATATCGTCGAGTCGAAGCACGATCTTGCAAAGGCTTTCAAAGGCCAGTTTGAAAGAATTTACGAGCAGGAATCAGCAAAGTCTGCTCAAAGCTCTCCTCCTTTGAGTGAAGGCCGGGGGAAGAACGGCAGTACATCTTCCCCTCCTTCACCCAATGGTGAGGGCGGAGCCGGAGCGGGTGGCGATGGAAGCAAGCCATCAGAATTCGGCGACGACGTTACAGAGCAATTCCCGGACGCTGTGAAAGCCGAGTTGAAGGTGTATGCAACAAAAGGCGGCTGGTTCACGGTTGTTGATCCAGACGGCAACAAGGCTCTCAGCGAGAAGAAATTACGGCAGGACGCTGTGCCGGAGTTCCTAAAGCAGTATGTGGAGGCTTAACAATGCCTCGATGGAAGCCAGAACCGAAATGGCAGGGACAAGACGTTTTTGTCATAGGTGGCGGTGCTTCGCTCAAGAGCTTCGACTGGAATCTCCTGAAACCCGAATTGACTGTCGGCTGTAACACGGCCTTTATGCTCGGCCCTGAAATTTGCAAAGCCTGCCTCATTGGTGACTTCAAATGCTTCGACAAATTTCAGAAAGAACTTGCACAATACTCAGGGGCGATATTTAGCAACGCCCCTGAGCTTTCTAATTCAAAAGTTCCGTGGCTCTGCATTGTGCCACGCAAGCAAATCGGGCTTCACACAGATGCCCTCGGTTGGAACGGTAATACTGGCGCTTCAGCGATCAACCTTGCCCTGCTCTTGGGTGCGAAACGAGTTTTCCTGCTTGGCTTCGATATGAAGCTGTCCGGGCAGGGAGAACACAACTGGCACGACAGGCGGATAGATAAAACCGGAGCCGAAGTATATGACCGCTTTTTGAATAATTTCGGTTATGTGGCTGCCGACCTGCCAACGAAGTTTCCGGGGTGTGAGGTTATCAATGTTACAAAGGACAGTTCTTTGGGAATGTTCCCAAAGGTGGACGCAGATGAATTTTGGAAGGAAAGGACATCAAAATGATTCAGTGGATACAGGCTCATTATGTTGAATTACTCGCAATCGTTGGTTCGCTGTATGTGGCGGCACGCGGGATAGTAGCGCTTACGCCCACGCCGAAAGACGACAAGGCTTTGGAAGGCGTGGCCGGCTGGCTCAAGGGTGTTGCCAAAATGTTTGGGCTTGATCTCAAACAGGGAATCACAAAGGCCATCATTCTGCTGATGATTTTCTCTTTTATGGCTACGCTGCTGACCGGCTGTAACGGCATATCTCTTAACGCCGCTAATCAGGCAAAACTGGACAATGCCACCATCACGGCGAAGCTCCTGATGGACAAGTGCACCGCCGGCACGCCCGATGCCAACGGCATGAAGCAATTCATACGAGATGCGAATGACGTTCTGGTAGCCATCGACACTGGCGGTTGGCCTGCTGCTTGGGTCAGTGCCAAGTACAAACAACAGATAGGTCAGTTGTCAATCCAAGCGAAATCAATGGTCGAGTATATGAAACTGCATGATGTTTCGCCGCCTGAATTGTGCGATGCCCTCAATAGTTGGGCACCAACTCTCCAAGCGGTCGATAATGCCAGTCGCGGAAAACAATAAAGGAAGGAATGAACCATTATGGCAGATACCACAAAATTACAAGACCTCGTCGGCAAGCTCCCGACAGACCTTCAACCGTATGCACCTGTTCTGATCCAAGCGATAGCGGCAGGTGCTCAACAGGAAATCCAAGCCGCCATCAATCTGTATTTGAAAGGTGACTGGAAACCTGCTTACGAATTGGCTGCAAAGTATATGACCTGGCAGCAGATGTGCGACGAAATCAAACGCATTGGTGCAACCATCACGGCCGAGAATCAGGCGAATGCCTCATTCGAAGCCTTTAAAGAGAGTCTTGCCAATGCAATCGTCTCCACATTGTTTGCTTTGGGTCTTGCGGCATTAGGTCTCTAATAAAAGGAGAAACCCATGCAATTTGAATTGTTCAAAAATCGGCAGGACGAATGGTGCTTTCGGATACGGGCCAAAAACGGAAGAGTGGTTGCACAGAGCGAGGGCTACAAAAATAAGCAGGACGCTCTCGATACTGTGAGAAGCCTTCGGTTCGGCTGTCTTTTTGCCAAGGTGACAATCGAATGAAATGGCTCCTTGAAATCATTAAAGCTGTCATGGCGGCGTGGTTTTCACAGAAGCGGAAAGATACGGATCAGCAGGAATTAAAGAGCAAACTGGAAGCGGCAGAGGCCGACTATGAAAAAGCAAAAGCAAAACGTCAAATGGCTATTACCGATTCTGATTGGGCTGCTTGTAATGCTGAATGCAGGCGGTTGTCAGAAACCATCTGTGATTTACGCAGCAGAATCAGACAGAGTGAAAGTTAGTGCAACTGACCCAAACAAAGTAACAGTTGACAAAAGATATCTCATTAAGTTGCTCAACGCTTTTGATTGGTCGATACAGCATGGTTATCAAGAATAATGCTATGAACGAAAGTAAAAAAACATACAACAAGTTTTACTATCAAAAGAACAGAGATCGTCTAATCGCTTCGGCCAGGTTGTATTGGAAAAACCACAAAGAGCAAATCTCAGGAAAAAGAAAGGCTCAATATCAACTAAATCGAGAGACGATATTGGCCGAGAAAAAACAGTATCATCAGCAAAATAGTGAGCGAATAAGAGCGTATTGCCAAGAAAATAAAGAACGAAGAAACGCTCAGAGCAAAGCATATCATGTGGCCAACAAAGACAGACTGAATGAGGCTCACAAACTTCGCCGCTCAGCTAATCCAGAAATTGCCCGAATTTACAACCGGAAACGCCGCTGTTTAAAGTATGGTTGCGGCCACGAACCATATCCCAATCAGTACATCTTTGAGCGTGATGCTTGGGAATGTGGTATTTGTGGGCGAAAAATCAACAAGCGACTGAAGCACCCCGATCCACTATCTGGGAGCATTGATCACATAATACCCCTCTCTAAGGGTGGCAATGATTCCCTCCTAAATGTACAGGCTGCCCATTTGAGATGTAATTTAGGTAAAAACGCTGCGTTATGCGGCCAATTGAGGTTAATAGGATGAGAACAACGGCAGATCAAGTCAAGGCTGTTATAGAGGTCGATACTACAAGTGTCCCGGACCTAACGCCATTCATAACCGCTGCGAACGAACTGGTTACTGAATGCTGTGCCGACGCGGGCTATACCGATGCTCGCCTGGCTTTGATAGAAACTTGGCTGGCTGCCCATTTTTATGCAATAAGAGACCCGCGATATGCAAGCGAAAATGCCGGGGTTTCTGCTTCATACCAGTATCAGGTCGGCTTAAATCTTGCCGTAACCACGTATGGCCAGCAAGCCATGCTGTTGGACACGGTGGGAGGTTTGGCCGCGTTGAGCAAACGGGCCGAAAAAGGCATAAAGAAGAAAGTTGGAGTAGCTTGGTTGGGAACAAGCAACAGATAACAAGGGGTTTCATCATGAGTTTTGCAAAAGAGTTAGCGGAGTTTTTTCAAGCATACGGCGGTTGGGGTGTGGCGGCTATCTGCATAATCGCCGTCATATATCAGTACCGTGATTTCAAAAAGGTTGTCAATAACAAGGACGCCCTCATCCAGCAGATGAACACAGAACACCACAAGGAGATCGTGGCCGTGGCGAAGGAGTGCACCGGAGTTTTGACGACCGTAAACGAATCTATGGAAAGATGCGAAAGGCGTCAGGAGAAAGAAGGATCATGAATCAAGCACTCGTGAATTTCTTTGAAGCGGGGAAAACGATACGACACAGGCGGCAAGGCGCTTTTGTGATTGTTGAAAAAGACCCTGCCTTACTGTCGATTTTGGAAAAATGGATTCATCAAATATCAGGGCAATCATTCGTTGATTTTATTAGCCCCTGCATGGCCAAGAGTTTTTTAGAGAAATGCCATAAGCCAATTCGCTGCGTCATCGTCAATATGGATTTGTTTGGGCAATGCACCCCGGAAGAACTGCTCAAAGCGATTGACGAGAAAATGCCGCAGGTGGTGTGCGTTGCCTATACCGACGAAAGCGCTGTGGCCGAGCAAATATCCAGCAAATACCCAAGAGTAACCGTGATCAGAAGCGGTGAAGGTGCGCGGCAGTTGTTGGAGGCTTTGAGTTCTGAAATCGTGGGTCGTGATACGAGAAAGGCAATAGCGTGAGCCTGATCACCAAAATGCGACGTCAGGTATGTGTGTATTGGCCGCTTGCGAGCTTGCCAGCCGACAGGTACGGTCAACCCGTCTATGATGAGCCGATAGAGATATCGTGCCGATGGGAAGAGAGGATGAAGGAGTTTATTGACCCGCAGGGGACGAAGCTCATAAGCAGTGCAATTGTGTATGTTGACCGTGATGTTGATATAAGAGGCATGCTATTGCTGGGGGCGTTGTATAGTGGAATTGAAAGTAATCCTAAAGATGTGCAGGGAGCAGTTGAGATAAAACAGTTTTCTAAGACTCCTAATTTGAAATGCACGGAATATTTAAGAACGGTATACATATAATGGCAACAATCAATGCAGTTAAAGGTATGGACTCATTGCTCAAGCGTATGCAGCAATCTCAGGCCGCAATAGGAAAGAAGGTTGAGATAGGTCTAAAACGTGCGGGCTTGTTCTTGCAGGCTGAGAGTCAAAAAATAGTACCTGTTCATATGGGGAATCTAAAAGCTTCTGCATTTACTCGTTCTGAGGGCAGTGGATTTAAGACAGCGGTTGTAGTTGGATACACCGCTAAATATGCTGTGTATGTGCATGAAAATTTAGAAGCACTTCACGGCAAAGAGTTCAACATCGCCTACGCCGATAAGATAGCAGCACATACCAAAGTCACCAAACGTGGAAAGAATGCTGGTAAGGTGCGGTACACTCATAAGTATTGGCGGCCGCGTGGAGAAGACCAGCAAGCTAAGTTCTTGGAGCGTCCGTTAAGAGCAAAACGAAGAGAAATCCTTGCAATGGTGAGAGGAGCATAAAATGTCAATCCCACTTCAAAATGAAATCGTAGTCCCAAATTCTGTAGTGGCCCAACAAGTCATAACGAATACTACTCCTGATGCGAATGGGAAATTAAAAACTTCCGCTCACGTCACACTGGCAGCTTCTTATGTAATAGGATACGGGACTGCGGATGAACATTGGTCTTTGACTGGACAGACTGGTGTGATTTATATTCCTGATATAGACAATCTTGACGACGACATCGCAGGATTGGCTCTTCAGATACAACAAGCCTTTGGACTTCTTGTTTCTATCATTGATGCCCTCAATGTAATCCGAAAGGTATTGTAATGGCCACATGGTACGCACAGAACGGTTCGCAGGATATAAATGCGGCGTGGAGTGGCCACGATACGATGTGGAATAGTGCCGCCAACGGGAGCGGCAATTGGCTTACTTGGTCATATCTTACCTTCTTAGACGTTCTTTGTGCGAATGGAAAATCCAACATCGCAATACCTAATGGGTTGTCGTTTGGTGTTCTTCGCTTGTCCACTGCGGCAGAAGGGGCAGGAATAGCTGGTGGTAGTTTTGTGATGTCCTCAGGTTCCGCTGTGATATCTGGTAGTGCTTTAGCTGGCGGTAATCATTGCATAATTCTAAGTGGCACAGCATCCTTGGTTATCACTTATGGTAGTGAACTCAGTGTAGCTAGAGGGTCGAGCACAGGGAACTATTGTGGGATAACAATCGCACGTGGGGCGTCATTGAATATCACAGGAAACGCCATTGGCGGATCAGGTGGCAGCACCCGATACGGCATCAGCATAGCCTCTGGCGGAATGTGCACAATTACAGGAATTGGGTATGGCTGTGCAACGGGCGGAGGTTCGGCGGGTATAAACAATGCGGCGGGCGGGACGCTGATTGTTCACGGTTCTGGTATTGGCCAGGGAGGCGATGGCATTAAGAATGCAGGAACTCTCACACAAGACACCGGTACTTTCAACGGGTCGTCGATTGGCACAGGATATGGCTTGTATAATACTTCTTACTCGGCGGTATCAGTAGCCGGCGATATCGTACCATCAAGTTCGGCAGCAGGTAAACAAGCCATCTTTAATCAAGTAGGATGTTCATTGACTATAACCGGCAACGTATTTAACAATCCAAAGCTAAGTGGCGTGAATGGAGGCTTTACTTATATGCCGGCGGCAGGTAAACGAATCCAATTTGATAACGCGGGCGGGGCAAAAAAGCTGGCAGAGATTTTGGCGGCCGAAAAAGTTCTTGCAGGTACTGTTCATGGCGATGTTGTAGGAACATTGGCTGGGGCTAATCTAACACAAGGATTGATTGCATGAAGTATTTAGGTGATTTTATAATAGATTCTGTCGTGCGTATTCCTTTCAATACTTTTGATGCTACAGGAGCGTCATGCACGGTGACTAATCTGGCTGCTGGTGATGTTCATATTCATAA